TGAGGAATAACATGATCTAGTGTAAGTAACTTAATGTGACTACATCCACAGTATACACATTCGTAATTGTCTCTTCTATAGATATTCTCTCTTGAAAGAGGTACCTTATGGATGTGTTGTTTTACAAATTTAAAAACCCTAATGATAGAAGGTTTATTAATCTGCAGTTCTGGATTAACCAATCCAAATGTTTCTGGGTGTTCAGCTATAATCTCGGCATTACCTTTGTAAGAAATCACAAATGCTCTTTCTGTTGAGATAATTGACCTCGCCATAAAGCTTGAATCCACTACCAATGTCTTTTGGAATTTACTCATGATTTCTACTTTTTGTAACAATTAATAACTTCATTTTTCCCTATGTTTTCCCTTTAGGGACACAATGATCTTTTTATTTAAATAATCTTTATTAACTTAATGAAAGATCTTTGTTCTCTTGCACAGGTTAGTTGAATTGAACAACTCCGTCGAGATTTTGGAGATCTGACCGGCACCTTGCCTGTAACCTGTATTAATATTTTTGAACCTCTACCCAGATTCGAACTGGGATTGAACATCTTAGAAGGATGTGGCATTTCCATTTATGCTATAGAGGCATTTGAGTACCGGTAATCAGGAATCTCGCAATTAGCTTCACACACCATTAGAGAGCCGAAGTAGAGTTTTTTACTCTACCTTATCCTTAGTGTGTACCCTTTATCAACCATCTCTCCATGGCTTGGTACTTCGAAGGTCTACGAGGATTCGAACCCCGGTCTTACTATCCGTAGTAGTAAATTTTTCCGCTAAACTATAGACCCTTGTATAAATCTTTGTACCCCCAGTGGGATTCGAACCCACAGCTTACAGAGCTTAAATCTGTTGTGTTTCCCAGTTTCACCATAGGGGCAATTTGATTGAACTGTTTAGAGTTTTTAAGGGGTTCTTTGGACCTTACTAACCTTCGGTTTTACATTTTAGCCCAGGATTAAATCCACCATCCCGTATGCTCCTTTAACTCTTAGTACCGGAAACATTAACAATTCAACCTTTGGGTGTTAGCGGGAATCGAACCCTGATCTCTTGATCCACAGTCAAGCACTTTACCATTAAGCTACTAACAACATGTGTACCTTTTTCTACGACGTCGAGAAGGTTAACTCTATCTCCTATACGATGAGAATAGAAAAGTGTGCATTGTTAAGAGGCATTCTATGTTTTACGATCCCCTCGCGAACGGGGCTGCTGTACCGAATATTGGTATCGAACCAATCAAAGTTACCTTATGAGAGTATCTCGTTCACCATGAACATTCGGCATGTTTCTCCCGTTATGGATTTCATACCATAATTACCTGTCGACTAGGTGCCCTGTGAATATTGGACTAACGGAATTGAGGAGAGAGCCGGAATTGAACCGAAACCAGTTTCTTAGACCGGTCATCTCGCTTAGCAGGCGGATCCTATCACCATCAAGGTTCACTCTCCAAGTTTTTGTAGGTACGGGGAGTTACGATCTCCCTACCTTTCGCGTATCAGACGAATGCTCTACCGATTGAGCTACGCACCCGGTTAATTTACTTTTGCTCTTCCGGGGAATAAACTCTACCTATTTACCTATTTCTAGAAAAAAGATAGGAGAGACTTTCATTTTTAGCTTTTTCCCCGTTTGTTATTTATTTCAATCCCTTAAATTGATCAGTTGTAATGACATTCATTTCATGTAAATCTTTTCCTTTTAGTACTACTAACTTATGTGGAAAACATTCCCATTTTGCCCTATCTTTCTCAGTTTCATACCCTTTAATTTCTACATATGTTTTACTTTCAACTAAATAAAAATCCGGTGTATAGAACCTTTCTTTATTTTCAAAAAAATAACTAAACTTTTCTTTAGGTCTTTCCCAAAGTAAATTTTTTGAATCTAACCATTCTGCGTACTGTAGTTCCCACTTTCCATGAAGTTTTTCTCCTTTGTAAGTGTAAGTTCTAGTTTTACTAAAACTGTAATGCCAGGTTCCTTCAAGGACTTTTTTTCTTACTGTTTCTGAAATTTTTTTACCTAAGTTAGCTAAAAACTCAGGTGTCATCTTTTCTTTGTAAGCTTTACTACGTTTTATTCTTTTTTCCTCAAATCCGGGATGTAATTTACACATTCTTACATGAGATCCTACACTTTTGGGATTTTCAAAAATTTTACCACAGTATTGACACTTTGGTTCTTTCTTAACTCTTTCTTTTAGAACTCTTTTATGTACAGTTGCATGACCCCCCAATTGTTGTTTGGTTTCGTACTCTTTATCGCAAAGTTTACATTTATAACTCATACTTTTTTGTTATAAATATAAGCTCAACTAGGTAACAGATAACTGTATAAAACCACCTAGAGGACAGGGTGGGATTTGAACCCACGATGGAGATAACTCACTAGTTTAACAGACTAGACTTTTCGACCTGACTAAAGCAACCTGTCCAATTTTTCCCACTTATTCAAAGTATCTTCACAACCGGTACCGTATTAAGAATCGCTGTGGCATTGGGACTCACTTTTTTATTAGTTCCTGTTTTGTGTTTCCATTGTAACCGGTTACTAATTTTAAAATTTGTGGAGACGACCGGTAACGATCCGGTTCCTTTCGATTTTCAGTCGAACGCAATGACCTCATCTGCCACATCTCCCTGTCCCTGTTTAAAGTTTTGAATAGGTCTTAAGGCCGGAAATACCGTTAACTATTTGTGGGATAGAGAGTAATCGAAACTCCTCGCTAGGGTTTTACAGACCCGGCCGATACCATATCTGCCTATCCCGTGTATTTGTACTCCATCTTGGACTTGAACCAAGTACCTCATGTGTATAAGACATACGCTCTGACCAGTTGAGCTAATGGAGCATTTTTGTACTTCCGGAGGGAATCGAACCCCCACCTGTTGCATGTAAAACAACGGCCCTACCATTAGACGACAGAAGCGTTTAAAATTACCTGTTCTACTCCTTATTATGTAGAACTCTTCCGAGAAAATTGCAGCCGGCTTCTCTAGATGTGGATATGATACATTCTCTACTACTTGGTCCCTACCATTCCATTAGGTGTTATTATTCGGGATTCGAACCCACCTCGATTTGGAGATGCCTCTCCATTCTTTCATAGTGTATCAGGTAATTTTAATTGTTCCCCCGGGTGGCCTCGAACCACCTACCCCTCCGTTAAAAGCGGAGTGCCCGTCCACATGAGCTTCGAGGGAAAATTGAGGATTTGTGGTACCTAACAGTGCTACTGCTCCGCGAGGTACTGTAATGTTTTTTACCGGATATTACACATTCACATTTTTAGTAGTCTCTTACTTACTTTTAATTTCTAACTCCGGTATATTAGCAGACCTTACCTTCTGCCCCGTCAGGTTAAAAACTCTTTGACTAAAAACTAAAATCCCCCAGTCGAAAGTGATGGATTCGAACCATAACCTCGTATCCCCAAAATACGGATGCAGCCATTACAACACACTCTCGAATTAATTTGTTTCAATTATTTGTTGGCTTACCTGGTCACGATCCAGGACTATTTGAGTCAAAGTCAAATGTACATCCATTATACTATAAGCCACTACATGAAAATTTAAGATCAACCCTCACAATCCCGTAAATATTTTTATAATCACAGTTAAGTCGGACTTGTTGATCTTTGCAGGAGAAAAGGGATTCGAACCCTTACGTCAGACTACTCATCCGACCCTTCGTTTTCAAGACGACCGCCGCTACCCAGACTCTTTCGGCTTACTCTCCTAGTTTATCCAATATGTCAAAGACCTCTTTGTAATTTAATTATAACCTAAAGATAAAGATTATTTTTCTAACTACCAACTTTTTTTTGAAAAAAAAGACCCGAATTTAATTTTCCGGGTCTCAATAGTTATCAATTGTACAATCTACCCGGTTATGTTTCTGCCCACGAAAAATCATTAGTCACCTCGCTTCCGATATATACCGGAACCTGTAAAAGTGATTGTATTTTTCTTGTATGTAGCATTTTAAATTTTCTATAAATATGGTCAATAATATGAAACCATCATCTATAACCTAAATATATGACTTTATTTTCAGACTACCAACTTCTAATTAATTTTGTCCAAATTTTTGAAGCTTTACTGGAATTAGCATTAAGATTAATCTTGTTAATAAAAGTAACATAACTTTTGTACCTTAAACTTGATTTAATTTTTGAAATTATTTCGGTTACATCTTTAGTGTTGTTAACTACCGATACAGATGAAATAAATGGGATTTCTTCTGAAACAACCACCGGTACTCCGGCTGTGACTCCATCTGCTGCAACAATGTTGTAAGTTTCTGAAAGTGAAACCTGAAGGCAAAGGTCCATTGTCGACACTAATTCCAAGAACTCTTTATGGTCTAACCATGAATGTTCAACTAGATTGTGTTTGGATTCATGGAACAAAGCTCTAACATTTTTTAGAATATTTTCACCTTTTTGTTCCAACCTTGTAGTGTTAATGTGAAGATTTAGAACTAGATTTTGTTCATTGGCGTAGTTAATTGCTGCAATAGCCTGTGTTAGGGAATTCTTCATAGGTCTAATTGCTCCAAACAACCCAATGTTAATTTCCTTTCTATTTCCACTTGGTGAAGGACTTACCTTAATTGAAGGGTAGTAATTTGGCATGTATAAAATTTCTTTCCCTAGAAGTGGTTCTAATGCAGAAATCATATACTCAGAATTCACACCTATCTTGACGTTGGGGTATTTTACATACTCTTTTAACCATTCCATTGCAATACCTTCATTAGCTAAAAATGGAAGTTCTGAATGTAATCTAATAACCCAGTCTACTTTTGGGTGGAGTTTTGTGAGGACTTCAAACTTTCCAGGAACAACCCACAGTGCCTCAATTATAACAATGTCGGGTTTGTAGGTGTGTACTTCCCTGTCAATATCGTTGTTGTCATTAACTTGAACAAGTTTGGAATTGATCCCTTTCCCCACTAACATGTTATTAACAAATGTAGCAGAATTAAACAAACCACTGTTTACGGTTGTGTATGTATTTTCAGAGTATACACTTCTCTTTTTTAGTACAAATAGAACTTTTTTCACAGAAAAGATAGGTTTACTAATAAATAGTACCTACCTGTATGGGAGGAAACCGGAACAAGTCCGGTTTTTCTTATTCTCTTACCCCTTTATTTCGAAAAAATCCTGCTTATCTAACCTTGGTCTAATACGAGTTTCTCAGGGGTACAGGACTGTCCTCAAATTAGGCCTCATTAAAAAGTTTATTCCACTTTTCTGAAGCTGCATGCGGATCTTCTACATACTTGTTAAGTTCGTTCATTCCATCTTTAATGTTTTGGAACGGGATCGACTTACATCCCACACGTATAACCATCCCTACTGATAGGAACTCGATAATGATTCCATGATTTCTCAGCATTTCCTGTTTTGATGGACGATACTCTTCACATTCCCCCGGCTCTGGGTATTCAGCTCTTAATTCATTTATTTGTACATTATTTTAATTTAAAACTTTTCTAACTTGTTTAACAACATATTCCCATGTAACTGGTCCGTTCTCATCTGCATATCCTACCGGGTCTGGTCTACCAAGTTTAATGAAGGCCTCCGCTCTTTCCACGGAACTTGCAGATTTAAAATCAGAATACCACTTTTCCGGGGCATCTTCCTGTGTTCTGTTAATATTGATAGGTTTATAGGATGTGTTTGTTCTCTTGTAAACTTCATCAAAATCTAACCCTAATTCTAAACAGAGTTTTTCTCCATCCTGAAGAATTCCGAATTTATCCAGTTGTAAGTAAGGTGTAAAGTACCCCACTCTTTCTGCTTCCCAATTTCCATACCTGAAAGCAGTATCATCTGCATCTCTGAATTCCTGTCTACAATCTGGGTAGATGGCATGGTCGCCGGCATGTATTCCTAGGGCAATATCACAGGTACCTTTAGATTTATTTGCAGTAGAGAGTGCAATAGCCTGTATGATTGAAGCAAAGATTTTATTCCTATTAGGTACAACTGTCTCCTTCATTGTCTCCTCTGCATAGTGTCCTTCAGGGACCTCTTTACCTCCTTCAACTAATGTCGAATTTAATAAAGGTGATAATCCATCAAGTTTGATTACTTGGTAAGTCAGGTTACTCTTAGGTAAGACCTCTTTAATGTAATCTACCAGTGATTGGGCTCTTTCCAACTCTACCCTATGTTTCTGACCATAGTTAAAGGAAATTGCAACAACCTGTTCATATTCCTGTAAACACCTCAGTAACAGTGTACTAGAGTCCATACCTCCACTAAGGCTTAGGACTATCGATTGTTTTTTATTCATATTTGAATTTTAATTTTTTACTTTCAAAGAATTCCTCTAAAAACTCTCTCCTAAAAAGAACCTTTTTTGGATGTACTTCTGTCCAGGGCTCCTCTAACTTACTAGCTATTAGTTTTAGACTTTTCATTAGATCTTCCCCCGGGTAATATCCTAGATACTCGAAAACCGAAAGGAGACCTTCTTGTAAAGGTTCTACATTTAAATTTGACATAACTAAATACCTTTGTGAATGTCCAGGACCCGGCTAGGAGTCCAAAAATAGAAGGATGTCCCTCTCCACATAGTCCCAACATGTGTAAAATAGGTTCCACTATGCTTCAACTAATGTAATGTTCTCAAGAGATTTTTGTATTGTTTCCCATCTCTCAATCCACTGTTTAATTGTGAATTTACCTACAGCATCCTGTATAAACTTTCTTTTCCCAATAGCTTTTAAAGCAAAGTTGAAAGTAGATGGGTAACAAACTATTTTATGGTCTATTTCCCCTTTTTGATTTTTGAACTTTTCGTAAAGTGTATAACCACTTCCTGCAAGAGGTGAAACACCTATGAAAAAAGGTTCAATTAAAGGGTCCTCAATTAGAATATCTTCTAATTTAACTTTTTTGGATGTGTTTTCTGACATAACTTATTAATGAAACTAATTTTGAATAAAACTAATTAACTGTTCTTCAGTTAATTTACCTGAATGTCTTTTAACTTCTTTTCCTGTTGAATCCAAAATGATTGTACATGGAACTCCCTTTACTTTGAAATCAACGGTGAGGTTTTCAGGGTCAGATTCTACATTAACTGTTCTGAAGGTTATATCTTTGTTAAACTCCTCAGAATTTTGGATTTTTTCAAAAACAGGTGCATATACTTTACATGGACCACAACCTTGACTATAAAACTTCAAAACTGTCTTACTCATCTTCCTTTAGATTTGTAATAAGACATTCTAGAGAATTTCTCATAAGGTTTTTGTGTGACATTTTGCAGGTTTCTACCAATTGTGGGTAACCATTCCATTAACTGTGTGTACTTACTTTTAGATGATGTTTTTGACATTTACTTTGATTTTAACCTAATATTAATAACTTTTTCTTGATAATTCAACCTTTTCTTTAAATTTTTTTTTAGGTGTAGGACTTTTCCTGTACAACAACTTCATGCCATTTTACCCTTCCTTGTTGTATAGCGGTTTTTATATTTCTCTGTTTGGTTGTTAACTTAGACTTTCCTGATTTAACTTCAATAAAATGAACAGTACATGTCTCCCTACTATTAGTGTCTGTAAAACCTACAAAATCAATAGGTTTCCCCAAAAAACTAACATCCTCAGCAGGTACTGGGAATTGTTCTGTGAAGGGTACGAAAGTTTCTACACAAAATCCTCTTCTAACAGCATCGGACCTCTGTAAGAACTCCTTTTTGTATTTTTCAAGTTCAAGACTGTAGGTGATTTTTAAATTTTCAATTTCATTCCTATGTGTCTCTTTTACAAAACTGTAAAAACCTGTACAGATTATGACACAAATAAGAATAACTACCAGATAGTTCACAAATTCTCTAAATTTTTAAAATTTCCCATTAATTTCCTTCAAATTCCCAAAAGATCTCTCAAAAGTAATATAAAGTATCATTTAAGAAAAGACCCTTTGGGAAATTAAGTGTTTTAAGCATGACAGGAAACACATTCAGCTGTCCTAGAAAGGTTATCACCTCTTAGTACTGATTCTGTTCTCATGTAATAGAGTGTCTTAATACCGAGTTTATGTGCTTCTTTATGTACTGTACTAATCCATTTAGGTGAATCATTTGGATCAAAAGTTAGGTTTAGTGAAACGGATTGATCTACCCATTCGTTACAAGCTGCTGTTTGTTTTACTATCTCCAACTGGTTAATTTCCTTGAATGTTAAGAAGATTTCTTTTTCCTCATTAGAAAGGATGTATTCAGGTAATCCAGTAACAGATCCTTCATCTTTCAGAATTTGATCCCAGACACTATCAACGTTGTACCCTTTTCTTTCCAATAATTTTTCCAATGTAGGATTTTTCTTAATAAAGACCCCCTTAGCCGTTTTTAGGTTGTAAACATTTGCTGGTAAAGGTTCAATAGAAGGAGCAACTCCTCCAGAAATTTCAGCGTTTGTAACAGTAGGTGCCACTGCAATGTGGTGTGTATGTCTCAACCCCGTTCCTTTACACCATTCCGGTTCCCCAAATTCCAATGCTTGTGCTTTAGATGCTTTTATTGCTTCCTCGTAAATAAACTTGGAAATTTGTTTTCTTAAATTTGTCGAAGCAATTGAAATAAAAGGTAATTCACTTTCCTGTAAAAGTGTATGCCATCCCAGAACCCCTATACCAATAGCTCTACCCTTAACAGCAGATCTAACTGTATTTTCCAAAAACTTAATATTTTTTGACCTATCAATAAACTCTTGAAGAACTCCTTCTAAAAACCAGCATGTGAGTTCCGGTAGGGTCATTCCATTTTCAAAAGTGTAATTCTTCCATTCATTCCACCTTGCTACATTTAGTGAAGAGAGACAACAGATAAACGAATGTAATTCGTCAGTTTGTAATAAAATTTCAGAACAGTTATGTACCAGTATATCATTTCCGTAGAAATTAGAAACATTTTCTACTGTTATGTCATATACAGGTTCTTTTTCTTGTAACCTTGTTATTTTTATGGCCATTATTTACTTACTATCTTTAATAATTCTGGTTTTTGTTTTTCCATCCAATGTTCATGGACTGTGGCAATTGTTGTATTTGTCGAAATACTTTCTAAAATATTTCCGTTAAAATCTCCCCTAAGGTAAGAAGTACACTTACCGTTTACAACGATCCAGCTCCGAATGTCTGCTACACCTATTGTGTGTAGGTACCATGAATCCAATATGAATGTTGAATTCTCCGGTAGTAATTGTATTAACTCTTCTTTTGTTTTTCCTAAATATTCTGAGATGGAATTGATGCTTCCTTTTTGTTGATGTGTCTTTCTAAAAAGTCTCATTTACATCTATTCCTGGTTAAATAAAAGTTCGTCAGTCTCTTTTAGATCTTTTGCCATAACATATCCCCTGTTTTGGGTAAAAATCAAATGTTCAGGTGTGCACCTAATCTTCCTACCTGTACTTTCATCCTCTATCTCAAGTATTTCAGAAGATTTACTGGTGAGTGCAAACGCTTTAATTTCTTGCCACGTATTCTCCCTACCTTCTACATCATATGACAGTATCAACAGTTGTGGGAACACCTCCAGAAGGTTAGGTAACTGTTCAATGGGTAATTCCACTGTTTCTGAATTAATGTCTGCCCTTACCTTAACCTGTGTATCACCGGTAACACATATGTTCGTCATAGATGGCATTAAGTTATTTTTAACATAAGCCTCCGGTCGAGATGCCTTAACATTTCCCTCATACATAATGTAAGGTTCTCCTGTTTCAAGTCTTGTCTTTAGAATTTCCCCCCAAAGTTTTACTGTTTTAGGGTCTTTTTCTTCCAACCTGTTCATAAAATCGTCATCAATGACAACACACTGATGTAGATTTAGGCACTGCCTGTTGACATCCCCTTTAGGTCTTCTAATTCCAAGAAACTCTTCAATGTCCGGGTGATTGACGTTAAGGTTAACTGAAGCAGCTCCCCTTCTGACTGATCCTTGATTTGTTGCCAATATTGTAGAATCAAATATTTTTGCCCAGGGTACAATACCTTCAGAAACTCCATTATCTTTAATGGCCTTTCCTCTACCTCTTACACGAGACATTCCAATCCCAACCCCTCCTCCTTGTGAGGATAATCTCATCAATTCCGAATTAGAGTATGCAATACCTTCAATTGAATCTTCCACATCAATTCCAAAACAAGATATTGGCATTCCTCTTTCGGTACCCATGTTAGAAAATACCGGTGAAGCTAGACATAACCAGTTTTTGACCATTGCCTCGTAGAAAAAAGGTTGAAGGTCTTTTCTTTTGATTCTTTTAGCTGCTGCTTTACTTACCCTTAAAAAGGCTTTGAACATATCTTCTTCCGGTAGCAGGTATCCGTTTGAAATAATACCTAGAGCTGTTTCATTTGCCCATTCTGGGTAATTTTTACCCTTTACCCAGTAACTTGTGTCTACTTTTACACTCATTTATCTCAGTTATAGTTCTTTTTACTTTTAATACTTACAAGTCGGTCCAATCTCCAACAGATTTTGCATATGAACTTGGCCTTAGAGAGAAAAAGTCTTGTTGTGTTTTTCCTGAAGTAAGATGTCCAAACCAGTCCATCTGTCTGAGAAGTTCCGGGTCTATGTCGTTATAAATACCTTGTAAACCTAATTCTAACATCTTTTCGTTTGCTCTTGCTTTAATGAAGTTTTGCAACTGTTTTGCATTGAGTCCTTCAACATCCCCCATTTCAAAAGCTTTGTCAATAAAATCAAATTCGAGTTTTACCGATAATCTACAAGCCTCTACAACCTTATCTCTTAACTCAGTTGTGTCTAATTGTGGATTCTCTTTCAGTAGGGTTCTAAATAACCAACAACCTGCTTTAGAGTGTAGTGATTCATCCCTCACTGACCACTCTACAATCTGTCCTGTACCCTTCATTAAATTTCTCAACTGAAAAGACATTAAAATTGCAAAGGAAGAAAATAGGTTAACCCCTTCTGTGAAAGCTGAAAAAATTGCCAATGATAATGCTTTTTCCTCTAAAGTGTCGTTAGGTGTATCTAACAGTCTTTGAATTTTTGCTGAAGCAGTTTCGTCTTCCAAAAAAGCTTCAAAGTCATCCAGTCCCAACTCTTCATTTAACCTTGCATATGCCTGGGCATGAATAGCCTCAAAAGAACCAAAAGTTGAAGTCATTGCAACAATTTCTGGTTTGGGAAACCATTTAGAGACATTGGAAGACCAGTAATCGTTAACATGTACTTCAGTTTGTGCAAAAGATTTTAAGATATTCCCAAAAAGATTCTTTTCAGATTCTGTTAATTTTGTTTTCCAGTCATTGATGTCAGATGAAAGTGGGATCTCATCTGCTAACCAGTGTGCTCTTTGTTGATTAATATAGAAGTCAAATGCTTCTTGATATTCAAAAGGTTTGTAATAATGTCTTGGTTCTGTTAACATTTATCTCTGTTGTTCAAACATTGTTTTAAATATTTCTGAATAATTTTTCTTTACACTGTTATCAGTAGTGTTCGGGATAAACTGTGTATCAAGTATTTCAGTATGTCCATTACTGGTGTTGATTTTAGCTCCGTAGGTCATTCCATCCATTCCATACCTGTTTTTCATAATATGGACTCTCCCTGTCCCTAATACCTTATCTTCTTTTTTTCTAGATAGTGAAAAAGCCATGTCACATACCATCATCTTATCATAAGACCCGGCTGCTTTATCTCCTTCAATAATATCGTCTTTAGCCCCTGTCCTATTAACCTGTGAAGGTGTTATAATTGGAATCTGTAATTCTTTTGCTAACCCTTTCGTAGCAATAAACACATCGTCAATTTCATCTTTTCTTTCACTGTATTTAGTTCTTGTTGGAGGTCTAAGATAATCTACATAATCGATAATTACCAGATCTGGTTTATGTCCCATATCAATACATTTTTGTATGTGACTTTTGATTGTATTCACCGAAGCTCCTTTTGGTGGATATTCCTTAATGATAAGTTTCCCCTTAAGGTTCTTTATAACAGTTTCAACTTCGGATCTTTTTTCTGTAATCTCCTGTATCCCAAACCCTGTGAAGAAGCAATCAAACCTTTTTCCGACATATTCCTCTCCTAATTCAAGGGTATAGTAGTTAACATTGAACCCCTGTTCCACTGCCACCCCCGCAGCTCCTATCATAATCCATGATTTTCCCGACCCCGGACCTCCAAAGACTATTACTAGGTCCCCGGGTCCCCAACCTCCCTGAAATGCCTCATTTAGTACTGTCCACGGTGTTGGGATAGTTGGTCTGTAGTCTTGTCTGAATCGACTTTCTGTATCTTTGGAATACTCATGTCCCAGGTTTCTATCTGTTCCAGCTTTCATAGCTTTCTCGATAATGGTTCTAATTCCATCAAAATTACCCTGATTAAGTAAATCAGCTGAGTTGATAAGTGCTGATTTTAGTTCCTGGTTTTTACAAAAGGTTAAAAACTGTTCCTGTACATATTCTTTATCATCTGTTGAAGCCTCGTAACACCCTTGCAGTTCAGATTTCACAGCTGTCTGTAAAATGTCATTTTCTACTTTTTGAATTTCTATCCTAAGTGCCTCTATGGAGATCGTGGTGTGATAAATATCGAAGTACTTTATTACGTTTTCTATAATCCACCTGTGTGCATCTGAATCGAAGTATTCTGTTCTTAATAAGTCCCTTGTATTAAGTAGAAATTTTTTGTCTGTAAGTAAAGCTCCTAGAACTTTTAATTGAAAACTTTTACCGTATAGGTTGAGTTTGTTTAGACTCGTCATATAACCCTTTTAATTTTACTACTTGTTTTTAAAATTTTGTAATGTTCTAAAATTGTCCAACCATTGATCCACATTTTTATTAAGTGATTCAATTTGATCCATCTCCAGTAATTTTGTAAATGAATACTTTGATAATGTCGGAACAGTTTCTAAAAGTTTTTCCTCAACAAGATTAATTTCCCTTTCTCCCATTTTTGGGTTAAATAGGTCCATTAATTCAAAATTGGTTTCTACCTTACTCCACTGGTTAAGGATTTTGGAGTAGATCTTTTTCCCCTCCATGTTTGCCTCACAAATTTGAAAGATATCTTCCAGGGAATAGTTCACAGTATCTACTATTTGTGGAAATTCAGAAAGTACTGTCTTTTCCCCCAGTCCTTTGACTCCTTCCAGGTTGTCTGATTTATCTCCCAGTAGAGCTTTAACAAGTAAATAATTTTTAGGTAAGACTCCAAACTCTTCAATAACATTAACTGGTGAGTAACCTTTTTTCTTGATAGGTGAATATACTTCGATATTTTCATTGACCAGTTGTAAAAAATCTTTGTCGGTAGAAACTATTGTTGATTTTTTACCCTGTTCGGAAAACTTCCTAACAATATAGGAAATAACATCATCAGCTTCTACTTTATCAATATTTACTACTGTGACCGGGAGACATTCTAAATAGTCAACCAATCTTTGAATTTGAAAATTCATCGACCTAAACTCATCCTCCTTATCGTCGAACATGTTCCAGGTTGATATTCTTTTGTCCCCTCTTTGTGCCTTGTAATTCGGGTTGATAGACTTCCTGTTAATTGTAGAACCTATCCCATCAAACACACATATAACCCTTGTAGGATCAAAAAACCTCACTAAATGATTCAAGGACCTTAGGAAGCCAATAAGGCCTCCTGTATGATGTCCTTGTGGGTTCAGTGATTGTAGTGTAACAAAATTCCTTATAAATAAATTCATGGAATCTATTACAAGAACGTTGTCATTAACTTCCCTTTCAGGTTTTTTGGTAATATTTTTAAAGATATCTTTAAATGAAAGTTCCTCCATTACTCCTCTGATGAGTTGGTGTAAGAGTTGTCCTCCTCTGCTTCAGCTTCTATAGCAACCTGAAATTCGATTGAACCTAGTATGTCTACCCACTCCTGTTTGTGTTGATCCTTATATTGGTCTATAGCTGTCCTGTCATCTTCAATGAATCCGTGTGGAGTCATAATAATGGCCCCTCTTGACTGAACTCCATTAATGTGGTTTTTCTCAATTTGGATTTTTGTTCTTTTAGCAAATTCAAACTCCTTACCTTTTGTAATTGCTTTAATTTTACTGGTTCCGGAGTTAGTAATATTTCCAAAAGTCACAATGAGGGTTGAATCATACCACATTGTCTTCCCTCCCTTGTTCTCCAATCTTGGTTGTCCCATCGGATGTTCCGGTTTAGCTGTCCAAACCTTATTAATTACAACAAGGGTGTTTGTGTAAGGACTTGATTCTTTCCTGGAGAGCATTATTTGCTGGTTAACATGGTTTCCAAACTGTGTAGAAATAGCTCCAGCATTCCACTCATTATTAGATTTGTTAGACTTAACAGAAAGTTCACATGGAACAGAACCTACCGAATCCCAGAAAAAACATAAATCATAAGGTAAATTACCTTTCTTCTGTTCATCCAGTAAATCTAGTATATAAGTTGCCACATCTTCGATTGTGTTGATAGTTCCTCTATCTACATATAGGAAAAACCCTTCATAGTCTGTGACTTCCCCGGTACTTTCATCTACAACTTCAGTAAACTCCAATCCCATCATTTTAGCGTGAGACCAGGACCATTTCATCTCTGTAATAATGAAAACCGGTAGAATTTTTCTTTTTTGAGCAGAAACTGCAGCTTCTAACAAACAGGTTGTTTTACCTGTATCAGAATGTCCTCTAAGTAGTGTTATATGTCCCATTGGGATCCCAGGAAGAGTTACCAATTCCTGGAATGCTTTTGAGACGGGTATCCAATCTTGCTGTTTTGCTTTGACAGATTGAGAGTTAAACCCTTTACTTTTTTTAAACTTTTCTAGACTGAACCCTGCTTTAACAATCTCTCCAGCTTTCTGAAGGGTTTGTTTTTTTGTACTTCTTTCTAATGCAGGTTGTTTCATTACTGTTCATTAGTTTTTGTTTCAAAAAGTGATGCAAATTTGGAATTCTTTCTCTCCCCCTCAGTTAGACTTTCTAGAGGTGTACTTGCATAATTACTCTCAGGTTCTGCTGGTGCTGATTGGGCTACCGGGTTTAAATATTCCTCCAATTTATCTTTGATAAACTCAAAATCATACTTTGTAAAACTTTCGGTAGGTTCAGGTTGGTTTGTTAGCCATTTTTCCACCAGTGTATTGTCTGTGGAAAGTGGTGAGGTTTTAGGTTTAATCCTAACTGTTGTAGTGTTGAATGGTTGTCCAGCTACCTGTTCCACAACCATATCATAACCGTTTGAGATATCTGTGTAATCTCCAATATCTTCATCTTCAGCTAAAGCTAGAAGTGCTTTATAAATTGTAGTTCCAAATCCCCATAACCTAACTCCTTTATCTTCTTCTCCTCTCACAATTACTGGAGCAAACACCCTCGTTCTTGGTGAAATTTTCCCTGATAAAGACCAATTATCTTTATCTGATGTTTTCCTTAGTTCCTTGATAAAATCCTCAACCGGATCTTGCTCTCCAAAATTTGAAAGTGCAATAATCGGATATTTTGTTAAATTATGAAATTTTAACTCTGTAAAAGGAAATGACTTATTAAACGCTGAAGGAACTATCCTAACGTTGTGTTTCCCTAAGGTTGGTCTCCAAAATAATGTTGTGTAATCTACTTTTTCCCTTTCTTGGTTTGTGTTGTTTAGTTGTTGTAGTTTTGATTTGATTTGATTTAAATCCATACTTGTTTTGATTTTTATTTATTACTCTAATTTAATTAAATTCTTTTATATTACCAACCTACAATTTAGGAGAAGTCATGACTATGTTAGACAGGAAAAGCCGCAGCAACTGCAGCTCTCCCAAGTGTCTAATTTTAAACTTTTACTATTCTATCTAACTTTGTTTTGAAAATTTTTAATTCTGTATCTTGTGTTAGTAAAATGCAATTTTTATATTCCTCCCAGTTAACTTTGTAAGATGTATCTAAAATACCGTTATTTAGTGTCTTGATTAACTTATTCAGTGAATTTATTGTGTAAAGTGTTTGACTTTCTTTCTTTCTGTGTGCTAAAATAGTGTTGTTAAGAAATCCTGTAATGTTAATTGAGTCTACATTGTAAGTGCAAATTAATTCTGAACAGTCTTCTGATTTTAGTATGTAGATTTTATCAAATACAACTTTATACCTTGTCTTAATTTGGTGTAGTGTTTCTTCTAAGTCTTCTTGTGTTGTAAATGTACACAAAAGTTTATTAATCATATCTGGCTGATAAAATCCTCCCAAGGTACCTGAAATAGAGAAATCCTGAATGGGGTTGAAATGTTTCATGAATAAATAGGTGTGAGTTTTGTGAAATTAAAATTTTTACCGTAGGAAACTCTAACGGGAAATTGAGAATTGGTATCAAGTAGTTTTTCAAGCTCTTCTAAGGTATCCAGGCCATCTGCTTGGGCAAAATCTACCGTGATTGCATCGTAGGTAACCAGTACCACCTTACTTTTTTTGTCTTTTAGATATTCAACAACCCGGCTTAAAATTTCTATATTTCTAGAAGTTTCAAGAGACTGTACAAAATAATTCATAAGTTTATATTTGTGCATATCTGGTAGATACTCTTTAAAGTACTTTCTTCTAGAAATTGGGTCTTCAATAAACCCTTTCTGGTTGAATTCGATCCAAAGTGTTTCTATAAAGTTTCCCAACTTTTCGAAAAACTCATAAAAAGCATACTGAGGTGGGATTTTACCGTAAATTGCATGAAAGTTAACATTTTTAATTGTTTTAAGTTCCTCCTCTGTTAAATCCTCTTTTCCGTAAACTGTTCTACCTATTTGAATGTGTGCCGATTCCGAAGATAGTCTATATCCTATCTGCTCACAGATTAATCTCAGATGATATCCGTCAAAATCAAACTCAATAAAAAGATCATTTACCGGCCTGTAGACCTTTCTACAATTTTCTGTTTTTGGGATTGCTAAAAAATTAACCCCGTTAAATGAGTTTGTAGGTCTGGATGTAATATTCCCAAAATTGTACTTTGTATAAACTCTCCCCTTATCAACATTGAAGAGAGGTACTTGAACAGCATTTTCTTTACTAAAATTTTCCGAAAAGACACCTATACCGTGGTTTTCTACTATCTGGTAACTTTTGAACCCTTTCGTGTTGTAAAATTCAAACCCTTGTGGTAAATCTCCTGAAAGTAATTTTTGGACCGACTTGTACCTGTTAAAACTCCTTTCGTACAGTTTGGAGACAGGTATAACACTGTTAACCTTTTTTCCATTTCCCAACCTTGAATAGAACCATTTGATTGACGGGTCTTCTAAAGGTTCTTCTAACCTTGGTTGACCTTTCATTGAAGCTAGAATTTGAACATCAAATCTCCCATAGTTTTCCCATTCAGGACACAAGTATCTTTTGTCCCAAATATAAAGTTGTTTGAAAGAAAAGATCATTTGGGAAATTAAAGATTCCTCCACTTTCAGTCCTTCGTTGTGTTTAATGGGAATGATGTACCCCTCCTCACATGACTCTGGGTGAAGGTAAATTGAGATAACTTCAGTCAAATACGGGTGAACCAGGTCATTGTCTGGAATGAAATCTGTAAAAACCTTTTCTGTGTAGAACCTTTCTAGAAACTTAAGCTGTTGCTCTGTTTCAAGTATGTAAAACATTATAACCTTTTTCTTTTAATTTATGAAATTGTAAAGAATATTTCAACTTAACTTTTCGTTACCTATTTGCACTATGTTGGCAATCGATTTACGGTAAATTCTAGAAGTATCTTCACCCTTGTACACAAACACAAACTTCTTGGAAGAATCAACATTGATATTGTAATATGTTGAAGGGTCATTCTTTACCTTAAGTCTTGTACCTTTACCTAACTTATCGTATATTGTCATTTCTTATCAAAATTTGCTTTTCTAAATGTACCTAAAGGATCTTCTACAATACCTGTTTTACTACTTTCACTTGTCATATTACCAGGTATAAAAGGTGTAGCGAGGAATGTAAATTTACCCCCAATGTATTTTTCAATCCCGGGAAAAACCTTTTCCAATTTCTGGGTAGCTTCCCTATTTTTGGTAATAACTCCTTTTAAAGGTCTGCCTCTGTGTTCCTGATCTTCAAATGGTCCTGATATTGTCCATTCAACCTTCTGTACAATTTTACCCGGTACATATCCCTCCACCTGTGTGGCAATTTCTTCTGAAGTTTCTACAATTTTACCTGTTCTAATGTCTTTTACAAAATACCTATTGACAGTTGGTTTGTTAGTTTCTTCCGGTTTTAAAGACCTTTTAAAAAAGGAGTTTAGTAATTGAAGTAGCAAAGGTATTGACAATCTAATACCTGTATTAATTAGACTCTTACCGGTTGTGTTTTTGATTCTCTGCAATTCAACACTTGTACCTGAAACAGTATTACCTGAGAAGAACTGTTTTCTGGAAGTTTCAACATACTCCCCTGTATATGGTTTTTGAGACTTAACTTCAATAAATTCCCCTTCTTTTGCTATTTTAGGTTTTTTTATATTAGCTTTAGGTACATAATATTGCTCCTGTGTTGGTATAGGTTCCTCAACAGTAGGTTGAGGGGCTGGTGGTGTTTCAACTTCCTGTAACTTATAATAGTTACTATTTCCCTCCCCCAGTATACCAAAAGATTCAACATTTTGTTTCATCTCTTCCTTGGCACTATTTAGGTTGTAGATTACTTTGCTGTACACCTGTCTTTTGATAAAATTCCCATCTGCATATACCTCTACGACAGGGTCACCAGAATCCGTGTTTGATGTTCTGTAGAAAAATTCTTTTACAATAATTTCAGCCATTTTACCCTAAGTTTATTATTTCCGAGAGTCTCGAATCTCTTGTAATAGTCATTCCTTCTTTCCTAAAGAAAGCAATCATGTAGTCAATATAAGCTTCAGAATTGTTTTCCGAAGGGGGTGAATAGGAATAAATGTATTGTTTTAGTGTAGGATTTTGTTTGTAAACTCTACTCTCTCCCCTCTGTATTAATTCTACCTGAGCTACCTGTGCTTTTATACCGTCCTCCAATGAGTTATATTTCACGAAACCTTTCCTACTCCCGGTTCCTCTACCAGCAATTGGTACAGATCCTACCTGTGACCTGAAATTTCCAGGATTCTTTAAATCGTATGATACCGTTCCTGGGTAGAATCCTTCTTTTGTGGCATGAGCAGTAATCAAAGTTTTTAACCCTTTACTTCTACCTTGTAAAACTTTGTCTCGAGTTGGAACATATTCAAGTTTCATTTTATTTGGTGTAGGTTTTGAAACAATTCCTTTTACACCTGTTCTTTGCGGAGTTACTAACTTATCCGATACTTTACCTATAACAGATCCAATTATAATGGTTTGTGCTTTAAGTGTCGTAATCCACCTACTGTTTTGAATTTTGTGGTTTATACCTGTAACGATAAATCCAACAACTCCCTTATATCTAGGTGGCAAAATATTTCCCCCAATTACAAAAGCCTGTCCTTGCCTAATTCCTGCAATTCCTCCTATCTCCATGTTTACCTCAAAAGGAATGATACCAGCTGGTAGTTTTGTTTCCTGTCCCTGTATTTTTGAGATATATCCAGAAGCATAAGCTGTATATTGATTCTTAGCTTCAAGAAACTGTTTTTTACTGTAATGAGCTGGGGTTGTATGATAGAACTGTTGTAAAGCTTTAGAAACAACTTCCCTTCTTCCAGCTTGTTCGTCTGAAAATTCTTTTTGTTTTTCTTCTACTGTTTTCGGGTCTGAAGGTTGTTCCCCTGTAATACTTCTTGTAGTAATAACCCTGCTACTTAACCCGGTATTCCATCTTAACATTGCTTCAGCTTCTAGTCCCATGTCAACTCTTCCAGCTTGTGCTGAAATTGCAATTGTAGAAGTCAGTGCTGCTGAAACTTTGGTTGTAAAAGTGAAATTTGAGACTTCACTACCCAGTCCTGTTACCTGTATTTCTGAAAGGTCCGACTCTTCTATTTGTACCTTTCTATCCACTATGTAAAGTGTTGAAGAACTATCTTCATAGTGAAAAGCTAGTTCATTAATACCTCCCATTGCATAGTTCAATTCACTAAACAAGGGGTTGAATAATTTAACCAGTGTTCTGTTTTCCGGACTAGGATCCTCAACTAGTACATTACATAGGTTAAGTAGTAGATTTGTATTAACGTAAATATTTAAAATTTCATCACTAGATCCCTGTCTCTTGTCTCGGAGACTGTTAATAAGTTCTACACCGTAGGGAAAAGTTGTACTCTCCATAGTCCCTAAAATACAAACTGCCGGGTCACTGGATGTATGTTCTTTAAAAGTTCTGAACCTTGCAGTTGGAATGTTGGAGACTTTTTCTACCGATTCTAAAGGTCTGATTCTTGTATTGAGGTGAACGAGGTTTGTTTCTTTCGAATCCTTTAGTAAACACATATTAATCAACCCACAGAACATTCTTAAGGAAATGTATGTAAATGTCCCCCTTTCGGGAGTATTATCTTCATATGTATTAACCCTCAACTGTAATTTTTCCCCCACAGGGAAATCTTCACCATTTATTTCCCTATACTTTGTACTAAAACTGGGAAATTGTAAGTTAAGTTGATCTACAGTTTTTGAATCTTGGAGACTTCTAATAACCTCCTGTAAGAATGTTGGTTCGACATTTTTTGAAGTGTCAACAGGTTTTTTATACCCTGGGATGATTGAAGGTATGTCTAATGCAATTTGCATAGATTCTACTAACTCTCCCAGACTTGTTAAAACTACTGTACAGTCGTATCCTCCGTCAGCTCTAAAACTCCAAGAGAAATTCTTAATAACCCCTAAAATTGCATCGTAATTATAACTACTGGACACTTTTAACCTTTCTATTTCCGAATAAATGTCTTCCTTTCTTACTTTGGGTTTAAAGAATGACGAAACACTGGGCGGTGTTGAGTCGTATTCCCCTGAATTGGTAACAAATAGTGTGTGTCCCCACTCCAATAGAGCACTGTATCCAGGTCTCATAAAAAGCCTCTCCAGGTCCTCCAACTGTTCAACATCCCAACAGTTGTATGTGACTGTGGCTTCTTTTAGTAATCCAAACCTTCCCACAGAAGTTACATCCACCCCTGTAATTCCCGGTTGCGGTCTAAACCCTGTTCCTTCTTTATAGGTACTATAGGAATCCAGACCATTTCTTTGGGCTATCCCTCCAGTCAACACATAACTTTTAGCTAGATTACTGGAACCTTCAAAATCAACTCCCGAAGTCATTCTAACCCACCCCGTTTTTGAGGTTAAAAACTGAAGGTCTTTGTCAGACCTGTTGATTTTTTGTAGTATTTTTCTCCTACTATCTATCTGTGAGATAACCCCCTTACTTAGGGGTCCTCCTATAACCTTCTCCATTTATTTGTTAACTTTTGTAAAAAGTTCTTTAATCCTGTCCACACCGGAAGGAATTCTAAGTTGAATACCCGGTGGGATTGTTAAAGACGCTTGTTCTGAATTATTTGCTGAAGCAATTACCCACCATAGTGTGTGGTCTCCGTAAAACTGTTGGGCTAGTAAATCATACCTATCTCCTACAGACGTTATAATATAGTAGTCATTATCAGAAAGAGGTAACTCAGGGTAAATTACATTTTTTCTATAATTCTTCCCCGAGTCTGTTTTTAATTTTTGAATGAATTCGTATCTATTCATTTTAAGGTATTGCTTGATTATCGAAAGGTGAAGGTGAATAGAGTGGACTTGCTTCTGGACCTATATCTAAACCTAGTGGGTACCTGTCC